GGCGAACTCTGACCCACGGCCGGCAGCCAAGTATTATTCAGCTGCCACCGGGGCTCCCACCTACGCGTTAGTTTTAGCGTAGGTCTACCTCGGACTCCTGCTTTCCACGAAGTTGTGGGAGCTGGGCTATCAACAAAGTACTGATAGCACGAGGCGTTGCCTTCGCTTGGTGTCACCAGGGTCTTGCTACTGAGCTTGACCATGTTTACTTCCTCTCTCTGTAAAAGAGGGTTGTAACGGCATTTGAGTTTGCCGTAACTAACCTCTCGTGAGAAAGAGGACCAAGCAAAGATACCCGATTCCGCCGGCGCGACAGGGATTGCAAGGTACTCGCAATTCCGTTCGACTAGCTGTTTCAGTCTATTGGAAGCGTGCCAGAAGCCTTTTCTGAAAAGGTTATTCGAGCACTCAACCGCTGAGACTACGGATTCGGGGCGGAAGGCCAGTGGTAGGCTCTTGGCGTACGCTGGGGTAACACAATCCCCATTGAACGCCTCCATGCCGCAAGATTCTCGGAACATTCCAGTTCCGAAGGTCTTCGCAGGATTTACCTTAAATCCAAGGCAACCTAATGCCAACACTGTAAGTCTCCCAGAGTCATTGGTGACTACTATATCATCACCAAAGACACGAACCCTCTTTGACGAAGCTGTCACTGTTCTAGCAGAAGGGCGGCGGCCACACAGATAGTGGTCGACACCGATAGCAACGACAGTGTATAGCAGAGTTTGGAGAGGAAAGGTAACAGCTGATCCCATGGGCGCGTACTTCTTAAGCAAAAGATACTTAGGAAGCTTGCTGTCAATACCATTGACAACCCACCTTGTACGGACAGCGTGTAGAGCGCGAAGTAACGACCTGTTACTCCGCACCATACGCTCAACCATCCACAGGGAGACGCAATCACTAGCACTAGACAAATCAATAGTCCAGTGAGATTGGTCTCGGGACGCTCTCTTTGCGAGTTCTGCATTGGCACTTTGATCCTTGAAGGATATGGAGTGTTGGACAGGAGATCGCTGTACGCATGATTCGATATAGTGTCGAACACATTGCTGAGTGAACTGATGGCTCGTAGGCTCTGCGGCAATCAACCGCGGGGCTTTCCGAGTCTTCGGAACAACAACAAGCTTAGAGGGAGGCTCTGCCTGCGAAGGCATCGGCACCCCACTAAGTTCGCGTACGGAGTCAACCCAAGAAGTGTAGGAATGGTATCCCCACACATCAATAGGGAAGACCTCAGAGAGCTTATCTGACCAAGACGGGAAGTGGAACTTGTTCCAACTAGCCCGACCGTCGGATACAGCACCAGGTCCGTGCTTCGCATGGTAGTCTAGAGGTTCGAAAACCTCGAAACCGCCGAACACCAAGTCAGCGACCTGCTGAATGGAGTTCATCAGAGAATAATAATCCACATCCTCGCTCGGCTCGATGAAGAAATCGGGCTGGTTTGGATGCGGAAGACCGTCAGTCAGAGACAGAGCGTCTCTCGCTGGCAGACTAAGGGTATCACCTAACCAGTTAAGGGTAGGAGATCTCAGTCTATTCTCAACCTGATAAAAGTCCTCGACCGCGGACATAGTCCGTGGTTTTGAACAATCAACCGGAATCTTCTTGGCGAGGTAACAGAGTTGCCTCAACATTAGGATAGCGTTGACATCAGGATCAATGCGAAGTTCACCACTACGCTCAAATACCCTTAGGAAGAGTCCCTTCAAGAGTGAAGGCACCCTAACTTTCTTAGACACGGACCCACTGTGTGGACAACCGGTCATAGAGAGGACTCCTAGCGATAAGGACAAATCGAGAGCCTTACCGATCAGAGGGAGGTCTAGGGAATAGAAACCTAGACCACGACTTTGAGCAAGGAAGAGGAAGCGTGACTTGTCACGCGTGATCTCCTTATGGTCGTCGGGAAACATTACGAGGTAGTCTTCGAAAAGACCCTCGTACACTTCCTGGAGATAGTCCACGTAGCTGTTCGTCATTGTTAGCACTCCTGCTAAGCGATGATCTACGGCCCGTTAGCACCATTTCTCCAAATGCCCATCCACTCAGTGGATGTAGCGACCTTACGGAAACCCTAGCCTAGGCTAGGATTCCCACCCAAGGACGCCGCCCAAGAAGGTGGCGTCAGTGAGCAGGCCGATAAAGGCATCAGCCTGTCCACGGGGACCCAGGTACGCAGCAGAGTCTGCCGAATACGAGGTATTGCGGAGCACGAAGTACATTTGTACGTCGTACGCCGGGGTATCCGTGGTCGGATAGAAGCTCCGTGTGATTTCCACATTGTGGCGATCATATTGGGGCTTTCCAGCCTTTGCGGTTTCTCGTGTGTGTCTGATTCGCAGTCGGGTCTCGTAAGGCCCTTCCTTGAGCAGATACTCAGAGGAGTAACCGTCTTGATTGATTTTACGGACAACAAGGGGGTCACCCCCGTTGGCCATGCCATCAAGACTCATGGTGTTATCGAACATAGGACTATTTCCTTTGGGTCGCTATTTTAGCAGGTTCCTTGGAACCCGCTGGATAGCAAGTGACCCAAGGACAGCCAGGTTGGTTGCCGATAGTAGTGGCAACCTAGCCAAAACAGTAGGTGCAGGGTCAACAATGCGGTTTAGCAAAGTGACCTTACACGTGGCACCGCCACCAGCTATCCACGGTTCCGTGAGTAGCGGTAGCACCTCGTACGTATGTACGGCCTCATACTTTGTCATAACATTGACATTTGAGTACGCACAATGCAATTCGTTCTGATTGGCAACGAGCCAATCGCCCAAATTGCCGCACCAATCTCCCAGCCAAGACCAGGGTAAGAGTTCCCAGGCGGCTGAGCCCCATTGTCCGGGGCGGAGACCCAACATCACTTCGGTGAGATGGATCTTTTCGTGATTGGAACGAGGTAACGAGAAGGGATTGAACAGTGGCCACCAACGAATGGTGCCCCACTGGCGTACATCGCACGTAACCTTGTGCGAGCACGCAACAAAACCGCCGGAGCTTTGGACAAAGACAGGGTCTAAATCCTCCACCAAGCGGCGTCCTTTCCCTAGTGTCACACGACGATGAATCCCACGATTCGTAGATAAACCCTCTAACTCCTTGATCCTGCGATCTACTGCAGGAGCGAGTGAAAAGAGGCTACGAAGATCATTGATCAGTGGCCGCCATCCGAATTGATATGAAAGGAACGTAGAAGCTCCTTTGTCAATCATATTGCGGCCTGCTAATCTAAGAAGATGTGGGATATCCCTGAGTTCCCCTACCTGCCTTGGAAGATCAAAGACAGGGCGAGAGGGGTTGGTCTGCGCGATTAAACGCAAGGCCGCATCAGGGGGCAGAACTCCATCCATATTCGGGACACCCGGTCCCCCGATTCCAACGTAGTAATCGGGCGGGTATTGATCGAATGAAACATATAGAGCAGGCATAGCATCAAAAGTGCCAGTTAAAGGACTCACGTCCCAAACATGGCGCTCCATCTGAAATGCATGGTCAGTATGTTTCCCCAATTCATCTATAGCGGTCTCGCGATCGTAAAGATGATTAGAGGAAATGGTAATAGGTACACCGAATTCAGGGCGGCCAGAAGTAATTGTGCCGCTTGTCTCACCGATGTTCCTAATCCGAGTTCTAGCCATATCGTCACCTACAGAGGAGTCACATGACATGCTTACGCATGAGGAGGAAGCACTTGCTTCCTC